GCGGAAACATATGCAGTACCACCAGATGTTACAGTAAATTCTGTAATAGTTCCACTAGCACCAACTGTCGCAGTTGCTGTTGCTACAGTATCAGGTCTTTCAATTGTAACAGTAGGTGCGATTGGATATCCAGAACCACCAGTATCTAACGTGAGAGAAACAACACCAGTAGATCCAACACCAACAATTGCTGGATTAATTGAGCAGGTTGCTGCTGCACCTGTGCCACCACCACCTTGTATCAATATATTTGGAATTGTTGTATAACCAGCACCAGCATTTGTTAGTACAATCTCTTTGATAGATGTGACTCCACCCTTAGTAGTCATAACACCAACAGCAGTTGCAGTCGTTCCAGTATCATCTAATGGATCTTCAAAAGTAATAACTGGTGCTGAAGTAAATCCAGACCCATCATTATTGAGGAATATCTGTTTAATATAACCAGTATTGATAACTGCTGATGCTTCTGCAGTGACTCCAATACCAATTAGTTTTAGAGTAGTGATATATCCTTCATCTTCTAGTTGGCTATCGATTGCATCGATTGATGTATCAATAACAGAATCATCCATCTCAAAGAGTTCACATTTTAGTTGATAAACATAATTTTTACCTAACTGATAGAAAGGGTCTTCATGCTCTACAAACTTAACTTCAAATAATCTTTGTCCTAATGGGAAGTAAATCAAATCACCTTCCCTAGGTCTCGTTGCTAGTGGAACTTCACTATCTGGTTCTGCTGCAAGGAAAGGAGATATAAAATCTTCGAATCTTTCTTTTGAGATGGTCAAAGTTACTTCATCTTTGAGCGACATTCCAAATTTTGTTAGAATATCTCCCGCTCCAGAATAACCTTCGTATGTATTAACGTATGCTTCAATTGAATAGTTATCATCAAACTTGGATGATTCTACTTCTGTAAATATATTATCTACATTAACTAATTTTCTTGGAATGTAGGTGACTTCTACACCATACATCTTTAACTGTTCATTTATCAGAGATTGTACTAACCTCTGCTCAGAACTAGATCCTTGTAAGAAGAAGGGATTTAATGCCATTATCCAATAAGATCGAGAGGTGGTAATTCATTTTCAAGCATCATATTTTGCTTGAGTTGGTCTAATTCTCTTTGAGCATCGTCATAAATTTCTCTACCATTTAATTCGATGCCACCTGGTAATTTAACCCCTCTAAACTTGATTAGATTTTGTCCCCACTGCCTTTTGATAAGTGCTGTTAAATATTTTTTAACAAAACTATCATTATAAACTTGGGTGAATGAATCTGGGTCGAGTGCTCTATAACAATCAATAACTAAAAAGTCTCCAGCACTCTGTGCATTCCAATCAATATCAAGATACATTCTATCTTGACGCTTATTAAATCTAATTTGCTTATCAGTCGACAATAAGAAATCAATATCTTCCAAATAACTCTTAGTCATTGCATATTGCAATAACTCAACAGAATTGAAGTAATATAGATCATTCAGGAATAATTGATATTTAATACTAAACATTCCTCCAGAAATGCTGCTAGTATCAAACTTAAATACTTTTTCAATTCCCACTACAGAATCGGGAACTTGAATAAAATTGGAATTTTCGTAAAAACTTGATGTAAAAGATCCAGAACCACTATTTGTAGATGTTCCTGTAGTAGTTACAATACCAACACCACTGGTTCCACTTGCCTTTCCTCTATCAATATCTGCTTGCTGTAATTCATACTTAAGAAACATTCTTTCAACACCGTCAAAATGTCTCTCATTAAAATACTGAATGGCATCATCTACCAAGTCATCGATTTGATCATCATCGATATTAATTTCTAAAACTGGCGCACCTAAACGCCTTAAGCAATAGTCAATAAGTCCTTGGCGTGTTGATGGTTTTGCCATTATCCAACCTCTGCGTTTTGATAATCCTCAGATTTTTTAGATCTTAGTTTGGGTGTTGATTGAGATTTCTGTTTTTGCAACTCTATCTTTAGAGAGTCTTTTTCATGCTCAAGGTTCTGTATATCTTTAGAAAGAGTTTGCACCTTGGCTTCTAATAAAACGTTTTGGTTAGATAGAGTTGCTAATTTTTGATTATAAAGACTCACTAACACATTAATGTCAACGTCACGATTCATGGTTTAGAAAGTTCCTCCGTCAAGGGTTGTTGTCCAAATTGGTTTGTCAGTGTATGTAGTAGAAACGTTGGTTGGGTTTCTAGAAGTATTTACCCCATCAGCAACTAGATCATTTGTAGTATCAAATGTTCCCTGAACACCAATTAGTGTCACACTATTAGATGATGAAGTCGTTGTCTTCACCATACCATATGCAGAACTATTGCTCAATTGTGTAATTTGAGCACCTTCAGTGAAACTGTGAGTGCTATCAAGAGTTAATACAATTTCAGTTACTGCAGTCATTAACTGCGTAGATGTGATAGTGGCAGCACTTGGAGCAGCACTAGATGTCTGTAAACCATCACTATCAAAGTAAACAATACCGTGAGTTGAGAAATCACCAGTTTGATAGTAGATACCCTTGATATCAAGATTACCTCTAGTACCAGTCATTACACTGTTACTATCTGATGAATCTGGAATATATGTCCATGCTCTTGCGGGAGCAGAACTGTTTTCACCAGCACTGTCGTTATAACCAAAGAATCCAAGTTTGTTATTTCCAGTTCCACTACTTGTGTTGTAGTTAAAAGAAATACCTCTATCTGTGTTGGTATCGTATGCGTGAGTAACCGTCAGTTGCGTGGTTGTTGTAATACCAGCAGTGGTAACTGCACTTAAAGTAATAATATTTGTTGTTGGATCATATGAGTTAACAGATGTGCTTCCAGGAATAGATGCACTTCCTGAAATAACATCACCAGTATTAATTCCAACAAGAGAATCAACCGTAATTGTTGAAACACCAGTTGCAACTTCAGCAGTAACAGTTCTTACGCTAGTTACATCACCGAGTTTAAAGATTGCTTCGTTGGCGGTAACTGAAGTTGAGTTAACAGTAGTTGTTGTACCATCAACCTGAAGATCACCTTTAACAACAACTAAACCTTCGTTGCTCAGTCCATCGGGATATGGGTCAATGTATAAAACATTTCCGCCACCTGCTCTGGTTGAAATAACATTGGAACTAATTCCAACGTTATCAATGATTGCTCCACCAGTATTGCCGAATGTTCCAGTATGATTGATGTCACCACCAACATACAAATTCTTTGCAATACCAACACCACCATCAACCTCTAACGCACCAGTGTCTACGCTGGTTGATTGATCAACAGAACGAACCGTAACTTTACCAGTTGATGCACCAATGTTAAGATCGGTTGCTGCTCCAGCAAAGTTAATTGTTGTGGCGGTAGTCTCAAGAAGATTAAATGTGGATTGTGATGTAGTTAGATCATCACCATCTACATTAAGGTCTCCACCTAAATCTGTATTGCCAGTTGCATCAACGTTAAAGTTACCTGATGCATTACCAATTACTAATGTGGTTGCAGCACCAAATGCATTTACTGAAGTTGCATTGGTGTTTAATAAATTAAAAGATGTTTGATTAGTAGTTAGATCTCCACCATCAATATTAACATCGTTATCAAAATCAACATTAGCAGTGCTGAATGTAATTAATTCAGAACCATTAGTTGTATCTAATGCAATATATTCTGAAGATCCTTCTTTAACCAAGAAGGCATTAGTTACATTATCCTCAACAAGGATATTAACACTAGCAAGATCGTTGCCGAGTGCTAAAAGTTCAGAACCATTAGTTGTATCAACTTCAAGATACTTATCAGATCCTTGCTGAATCAAATATGCATCGTCGGTATTATCTGGAAGATTTACGGTAGCAATTCCAGATTGAGTAAAACTACCACCAACATGTAAGTTTTTCTCAATACCAACACCACCCTCAACGATTAAAGCACCAGTATCTTTGCTTGTTGATTCTGTAGTAACATTAATTCTAAAATCAGCACCAGTGTAGTTTAACTGATCTGTACCATCTTCATCATACTCAAACTTTGCATCCTTACTAGTACCAAAGGTAAGGAAAGTATCATCTGGAATTACAATTTCT